TTTTCAAAAGAACAGGTGATATTAAATTTAGAATAGGTATTTTAGGCGGCGCTAAAGAAGATGAAGCTGATGCTACTAATAAAGGTGGCGCTACTTGGTACTGGCGTTTTAAGGAGCTAGGCACTAGCAGATCTGAAGCAGATCCTTTTTTATTCCCTGCATTAAGTGAAAATATAGATAAAGCTACTAATGAATTTTCTAGCCAGTTTTCAAGATGGATAGATAGAAGAGTTAAGAAGCTTAAGAAGGCTCAGCAATGAATACGCCTCCCCTTTTTACAATCTGCAAAGCTGATCCTACAGTTATAGGTATATTTCAGGAATCGCCTTCTGATGATGTGAGAATATACCCTTTTACTCACACTGAAGATCATGGTTTTGATATAGCGCTTCCTTATTGTGTTTGGCAAACTATCGGGGGCAGCCCTGAAAATTATCTAGATTGTGAGCCTGATCAGGATAATGTTACTCTTCAGATCGATGTTTATGGTGCTGATGTTGATAGTGTTAGGGCGGGTGCTAATGCTATAGAAGCAGCTATTCAGGGTTCTGCTTATATTACTAAGTATTTAACTGAAAGCTTTGAAAAAGAAACGAAGCTTTATAGAGCTAATTTTAATGTAGATTGGATTGTTAAAAGATGAGCGGCGAGCCGGTAGTTCTATTTAATAGCATTATTACTGAGACTAATGTAATTGCTCAAGATGCTGTACTTCCCTTTTCAGTAGAAGGAATTATTAGCACCTTAACTTATGAGTATTGGCGGTTTGATGTAGATAATACTCAGCTTGATATAGCTATAGCAGGGGGTGCAGTAGTTGATTCTTTAGGCATTCTTTTTGAAGGCTTGGCGGGCGCTGAAATTACCCTTTTTAAATCTGATGATGATGTTCTTTATGAAGAGGTTCACAAGCAGCGATTTGTAGAAGATGGCGCTAATCTAATCAGGTTTGATGCTGTTACTGCTAACTTCTTCAGGATTACTTTTGAAAAAACAGTTCCTTCAATAGCTATCGTAAGGAATCTAATGCTAGGGCAGGGCATAGTTTTTGAGCGTTGCTTAATGGGTACTCATGCTCCTGCACCTTATCAGCGAGTTACAGAATTTCTAAGCAATCTATCAGGAACGGGGCAATTCTTAGGGCGCTCAATTATTAGGCAGGGTGTTAGAACTGCTTTCGATTTCAAGCTAATTACTAGCACCTGGGCAAGAAATGAATTTCAGAGATTTGTAGAAAACGCTATTAAGAATGCTTACTATATGCTCTGGCAGCCTGAGAAGTACCCGGAAGAAGCTATTTATGGTTGGACAGATGAAGATATAGGTGTTAGTTATACTGGCGATGCTAACTTAATGGCTGCTAATTGGAAAACAAGAGGCTTCAGCGTAAAGCGTGATACTATCGATGTTAGGCAGGCTAGGATTATTGAAGAAGGTACTGAATACCGCCTTACTGAAGATGGTGAATTTAGACTAATTGAAGGTGCTTAAAAATGGCAGGTAAAAAAATATCAGAATTAGATCAGGCTACTGAAGTCTTAGCGGGCGCTCTTATAGAATTAGTTCAGAGCGGGCAAAGCTGGCGAATAGATGCTAACTTGATTGCTAATATTGTAGAGGGCATAGGAAGAGAAGCCCTTACTGTTACTGCTGGTCCTAATCTAGATCTTAATAATCTTGCTGTATTTTTAATAGGCACTATAAAAAATGCTTTTGCTACTGAAACTGAGCTTGTAGCGGGCAATGCTCCTTCTTCAGGTTTAGCGGGCGGGGCTGATGTTACCTGGGTAGTTTTTACTTTTGGCAATGTTGATCATATTACTCAGATGGCTTTTAGCCCTACTAATTCAGTAGAGAAAGTAAAAATAAGATTTAGGGAATCTAATGTTTGGACAGCATGGTCTGATATTGGCGGCGGGGGTGTAGATCCTGCTTTAGAGCAGCAGGTAGCAGAAAATACTGCTAGGTTTTTACCTGATTGGCAAGATAATAGGAATTTAGATAACTTTGATTTTACAGGCGGCTTCCCTGTAGGTTTATCTGATACTGACAGTGTGCGGGTTAAAGGCGCTCCCTATGTAGCTGCTGTTTTTTCTCAGCCCCCGCCATCCCCTGTACAATATGATTTAGCAATAATAAACATTTTTCCTAGTTTTTTTGCGGGTATAGTTGCTTTTGAGCTTAATGTAGGCTGGGGTGATAATGCAAGCTTATGCACAATAGCTGATAATAGGATCGCTATTTTTAATGGCACTGATTTAAAAATATATAGAATAGATTTAGATGATGTGCAGCCGATAGCGCAAATAGGAAATACTTATAATGGCTTCACTGTAGGCGGCTCAGAATTTTCTAGCATGGCTTACATAGCAGAAAATGAATTTTGTTTTTTTGATACTGATTCTAATGAGCTTGTAAGGCTTTCTTTTGATGGCACTGATGTTACTACTGTAGGTAATGCTTTATCTATTGCGGGCGCTACTACTAGAATAAGATTGGCTAAATTAAATGCTACTGATATAGCTTTAGGATCTCAGGCAGAAAATAACTTAAGGCTTATGCGTTTTGATGGCAGTGATTGGTCTATTATTAGTGCGCTAGCTGTAACTTATGGGGGTGACTTTGATCTCACATCTTTAAATGAAGCAGATGTCTTAATTACTACTCATGCTGATGGTGAAGTAAATCTTTACCATCTTGAAGATGATTCTTTTTCTTTTCTTAAATTAATTAATACTTTCGCATCACCTGCTTTTATAACTATTACCGATGATGCTCAGGGTGATGGGTATATAACTACTAGAGAAGGCGCTAGTCAATTTGTAGGCTATGACAAGATAAATTATAACATTGCTAACCCTGATTATTCTGATAGGGAAGGTGCTCAGGTTACTAATGTGCCGACATTCTATATGCGGGGTGAAAGCCCTGCGACATCTACAGCGCCTACATTTACTCACTATAGATTATCTAATGTAACTGAAATGCTAAATAGTAACTTCTTTACTATGATTGGGAATAATGAGGTTCAATATTTAGGCAAAAGAAGCTTTTTAGGTAGCTTTAGTTCTAGCCTATCGCTTAGGGCTAACGGTAACAGCGGGCGCGAGTATTGGTTTGCAATACTTAAGAATAATGATCCTAATCTTTCCCCTGAGCCAAAATGGGTAAGGCATAAGTTAGAAAGCCTTAATTCTTATGATGTTATTCCCCTAGAGTTTAGGGATTTCCAAGTTAATGAAGGTGATATTTTCTCTATTTATGCTATTGATAATAGCGGTCTTGGTCTTGATGTTAATATAGAGAGTCTAGATCTTAATTGTGAATTTAAGGGGTGGATCTAATGTCTGAAACATGGATAAAAATAGAAGTAAGCAAAGGCAATCAATATCAAAATGAATCTACAGGTGAAGTAATTCTTGCTTATGGCACTGATTATGATGGGCGCTGGTTAGATTTAAAAACCAAAATAGATAATGATCAAGTTACTATAGTAAATTTAGAAGATACTGATGCTCATAAAGAACAGTTAAAACTAAATAAAATAAATGATTCTTCTTCTTATTGGTATGCTAAAAGCATGGCAGATATTACTTATAATACAAAAGTATTTGCTATAACTTCCATGACTTATACCTATGTACTAGGGCAGCAGCAAGCTGCTAAGCTTCATGAAGAAGCAAACGGTGCAGGCACCTGGTCTTATGATAACTGGCGCTTAAAAGATAGGACTTATTATTCTTTTGATTTAACAGATTTGAACGGGTTTGGCATGGTGCTAGCTGGACAAACTGAAAACTGTGCTAAGAATGAAAATGATCATGCTGTAGCAATAGCGGCTTTGGATGTTACTGTAAAAACTGCTGCTGAAATTGAAGCTTATGATTTCACTCTAGATTTGCAGGTATAGAATTAGCCGTTTAAAATATCGGCTCTAAAGGATTGCAGGTAACTGCAATGAAAAAGCACTTTTTAATTTAGTTAAGAGGGTTAAGAAAATGGCAATGAATGCGCAAGGTACTAAGGTGTATTTTATTGATAAATCAGTTCCTGAAGTTGTTGCTGTGGGCTGTGCTATCAGTATTGGGGGTGTTGATGCTACTAGAGATCAGCGCGAAACTACCTGTTTAGAAGATAAAGAAAGACAATATGAGCCTGGTATGAAAACGCCTGCCGCTATGACTATTGGCTTAAACTTTGATTCTTCTGATCCTTCTCATGTAAAAATGAAGGAAAAGTTTGATGCTGAAGAAGTCTTAGAATGGGCTATAGGTATGAGTGATGGTGTAGCTGATCCTGCTCTAGATCTTAATGATGATTTTGATCTACCTGATACTCGATCATGGCTTAGATATGATGGCTATATTTCTGCCTTTCCTTTTGAGTTTGCTATAGCTGCTTCAGTAGTTAGTAATCTCAGTGTACAGATGAGCGGCGACCTTATTTTAGTTCCTAAAGCGTAACCCTTAGCATTATGATGGATCTAAAACAATTAGAAGAAAAAGGTGCTTTTATTTCTGATTCCCTTGTTAAAACGTCTGCTATTTGGCGGCGTTTTGATAAGGAGTCAGAAGAAGCTGTAGAAGATGAGGTTAGTTTTTTCGTAAGGCAGGCTTCATGGGTTGCTTATCAAGAGATAGGAAAACAGGCTAAAGAATCTGCTGAAGATGTTAACCCGGAAGCGCTACTAATAGCGGCTTGTATTAGGGTAGGCGAGAAAGGTGAAGAATCTTTATCTTATGAACAGGTTATTTCATTAGATGCAGGTCTGTTTAATATCTTTCATAATGCAGTAAAAGAGCTTTACAGCCCAAAGAGCTAACCCCTGCTGATGAGTTTTGGTGTGAGCTTGTTCTTAACGGGATAGGCGGTAACACTATAGAAGAAGCTAAGAATAAGCTTTCTTATACTGAAGCGCTTATTTGGAATAGCTACATTAGTAAAAGGGGGAGCTTAAATGTAGGGCGGCGAATAGAAACTGGCTCTGCTAATTTAATGGTATTAACTAGCCGCTTAAATGGTGGTAAGTTAAAGTTTGAAGATGTAGCCCCTCATGAAATTGTGACTGATACAGGATCTATAATAGATCAGGTGGTTAAAGAGTTCGGGGGTGTGGTAAAAATCGCTGAAACTAAAAAACAGGATTAGCAAAGATGGCAGGCTCATTAGGCACATTAACCTTAGATCTTATAGCTAGAACTGGCGGTTTTATAACTGGCATGACAGCAGCAGAAAGGGCTGCTGATAAATCAGGCAAAAAAATGCAGCGCGAGCTTAACAAGCTCAAAAAGGAAGCTGTAGATTTAGGAAAGCAGGGAGCTTTAGCATTCACTGCATTAAGTACGGCGGCGCTAGTTCTAGCTAACGATACCGCTAAAGCAGCAGAAGAGGTTACCCGATTTGCTGCGCTATCAGGCGAAACTAATGAAAACTTTCAGCGCTCAGCAGCAGGCGCTAAAGCCCTGGGCATTGAGCAAGATAAGCTTGCTGATATTTTTAAAGATACTTCAGATAAAGTAGGTGATTTCCTTCAAACTGGCGGGGGTGCGCTAGCTGATTATTTTGAAAATATAGCACCTAGAATAGGGCAAACTGCTGAACAATTTAGAAACCTTTCAGGATCTCAGGCGCTTCAGCTTTATGTAGATGGCTTAGAAGCTGCTAATCTTAGTCAGTCTGAAATGACGTTTTTTATGGAAGCTATCGCTTCTGATGCTACTTTACTTCTGCCTCTTCTTAAAAATGGCGGGGAAGGTTTTAAGGTTTTTGGTGATCAGGCTGCTAGAGCTGGCGCCATTTTAGAGCAGGATGTTATAGAGGCTTCTAGAGAATTTAACGCCGTTGCTTTGATACTTGAGCAGCAAGGGATAGGATTAAAGAACACTGTAAGCGCTGAACTGATTCCTGCTTTTACTGATTTTGGTGTAATTTTAGCAAGCACTGAAGGTAATACTGATTTAGTTAAAAAGGGTACAGAAGGATTAATAGTAGCTTTAAAAGCGGTAGCTGCTACTGCTGTAGGCGTTGCTGCTGCTTTTGAGTTAACAGGAAGTACTTTAGCGGGTACTGCTTTTATATTGGCTTCAGTTCCTGATGGATGGGATGCTGTTAGAGAAGCTGTTAGCCTGGTAGGTGATGATCTTGATAAAACTGCTAAAAAATATGGCGAAACAATAGATGCTATTTGGGAAGCCGGTAATAGGTCGGGTGATCCTGCTGTTAATGAGCAAGTAAAAACCCTTACTGATCTTCTAGCTGCTCAGGAAAATATACAAGCTGAAGGTGATACTTCGTTAAGCGGTAAACGGCGCGAACAATTAGAAGCAGATTTAGAAGCGCTTCGTGAATCTTTTCTAACTGAAGAAGAGCTTCTTTTAGAAAAATATGAAAAAGATCAGATGCTTCTTGAAGAGGCTCTAGAAAACAAACTTCTAACTGAAGAAGAATTTAATGATAGAAGCTTAAGAGCTAAAGAAGATTATGAAAAGAAATTTAGCGATATTCAGGAAAGAGAAGCTAAAGCTAGATTACAAGCTACTCAGGGCGCTTTAGGTAATTTAAGCACCTTAATGAATACAGAAAGCAGAAAGCTTTTTGAATTAGGTAAAGCTGCTGCCCTGGCTAATGCAATTATAAGCGGGCATGAGGCAGCAGTAGAGGCTTATAAAGGCGGGCTTAAGGTTTCAGGCGGTAATCCTGCTGTAGGTGCAGCTTTTGCAGCAGCTTCTTTAGCTGCTACTGGCGCTCAGATTTCAAGCATTCAGTCTCAAAGTTTTGGGGGTGGCGGCGCGGGCGGTGGCGGTGGCGGCTCTGTTACTCAGGCTATAAATGCAGATTCTGAGCAGGTTCAGCCTGTAGGCGGCGGCGAGCCTGATAGGAATGTATTTGTTCAAGGTATCGATCCTGAAGCTCTGTTTAGTGGTGAGCAGATATTAGATCTTATAAATAATGAGCTATCTAATGGCGGCAGGATTGTAGCAAAATGAAGGAAGAAGTAGGGCGGCGACCTATTGAAGTAGTAGAAATAGAGCAGGATTTTTGCAATCTTACTTTTGGTGTTTTGCCATGCAGAGCCGTTTTATCAGATGGCGACACTACAGAATTTAAAAGCAATAATAAATGTTTTAATACTTTAGCTACTTGCGCTGATCCTGAAAGTTATGATGCGGGTGTTAAAAATCTTAGATTTTGTTCAGATCAGAATGAAATTCCTGATGATGATTTATATTTTCCTTTTCTTAAATCAGTTAAAACTAAGCCTGCTGAAATTAATCCTGTAGGCGCTAATAGAGGCGCTTCAGGTTTAGGAAAAAGAGCTACTATAACGGTTAATCTAACAGATCATCCTGCTACAGATAAATTCCTAGATAAATATTATTTAGAAAGAATTAGCGGGGCTGCTCAGCTTGATGGTATAGGTTATAACCCTTTAGAGAGATCTACTTTCTGGCGAAAATGGCAGGCTAGGAATCAGTATTATCTTTATAGAAATATGCGCTATATAAGCGGCTATTTAGAAGATGGTTTAATAGTTGATGCCATTACTCAGAATTTTGTTATTACAGGCTTTAGGGGTGTAGATGGTAAAGGTAACGTATCTTTTGAAGGAAAAGATATTTTATCTTTAGCGCAAAAAGAAAAGGCAGAATGCCCTAGAGCTTCAGGAGGTAAGTTAAGCGCTGCAATAACAAAAAACACTAAGACTGTTTTTCTAGAGCCTGCTGGTATCGGTGATTTAGAATATGATGTTACAGGTATAGTAAGAATAGGAAAGGAAATATGCACTTATACCCGCACTGATCCCAATGGGGATAAATTAACCCTTACAAGGGGTCAGTATAATACTACTGCTGAAGAGCATGATGAAGGCGATACTGTTCAGCTTTGTGTAGGTTTTTTTTCTCAGCTT